GGCCGATCACGACAAGTCAGGCGTCGGCCAGCGTTACGCAGAACAGGCCTCGGCCAAATTTGGAGCGAGGATGGTCATGCCGCCAATCGAAGGAGATGCAAACGATTATGTGCAGGCAGGGCACGACCTGGCCAGCCTGCTCATGCCTATCAAAGACGACTGGCTCATCCCGGCTGACGACTTCTCAGCTCAGCCCTCACCCATCTCCTGGCTGGTCAAACGCTGGCTGCAGGCCCAGGCCTTGGTCATGGTCCACGGCCCATCGGGCGGCGGCAAGACCTTCGTGGTGCTTGACTGGTGCCTCAGAATCGCCTCACAAACGCCAGAATGGGCAGGCCAAAAGGTTCGTCCAGGCAATGTGGTCTATCTGGCCGGTGAAGGCCACCACGGCCTGCGTGGGCGCGTCGCAGCCTGGAAGCATCACCACCAAGTTGGGCACCTGGCCATGTGGCTGTCCAAAGACGGCTGCGACCTCAACACCCCGACCGGCTACCTGAAGGTGGTCGAGCAGGTCAGGATGCTGCCAGAAAAACCATCCGTGATTGTGGTCGACACCCTGCACCGATTCCTGGCCGGTGACGAGAACAGCGCCCAAGACGCCAAGACCATGCTGGACGCCTGCAATGCCCTGATGATGGAGTTCAAGTGCTCGGTCATCCTGGTGCACCATACCGGCGTCTCCGACGAGGCCCAGCACAGGGCGCGAGGCTCAAGCGCTTGGCGAGGCGCTCTGGACATCGAGATCAGCATCGTGCCAGGCAATGACGGCGCGCCCATGCAGATCGTGCAGCGCAAGTCCAAGGACGCTGAGCTGGCCGAAACCATCTACGTCGAGCTGCAGCAGGTCACCATCCCTGGCTGGTACGACGAGGACAACCAGCCGGTCACCAGTGCTGTTGTCGTCCAGGCCCAGGCGCCAACTTCAGGCAAAAAGGATAGCAAGATCGACAGCCATCGCAAGACTTTTGAGAACGCTTGGTGGTCATCAGAAGCCGAGGAACGTAATGGTTTACCCTATCTCAGCAGGTCGGCCATGATGGACTATCTGGTGCAAAAACTGGCCATCAGCGAGGCCTCAGCCAAGCAATACATGAAGGCCAGCGTGCCAGGAAAGCCCATCGCCGACCTGCTTACAGCCCAGATCATCGAGGCCTTTGAGCATGGCTGGTCCGTGGTCGATGAGGTTCAAGCAAGCGCCATGCTGATCCGGAAATCAACAAAATGACAAAAGTTATCCACAAGTTATCCACAGTCACTCAGGCCGTAACTGGTAACTGTAACGTAAAAAAACGTAACTGTTACCTTGGGCAAAAGCAGCGATTTACGGTAACGTAACGTAACACCCCCCTTTAGGGGTGTTACCAGTTACCGATCGATGCAGCGAGATTTGATACCAAACCAGAGCCAGACCATCAGAAAAGTTATCCACAGGCAGATTTCAAAAATGACCAAGCAACGAGAAACTCCAAACTTTGCAAGCTGGGAACATGACACCCTGGCCAAGTTTGCGACCGACTGCTACACCAGGCTTCAAGATGAGCAGGCCGCGAACGAGCAGCTCAGGCTGGACCTCAAGGATGCCATGAAGCTGGCGCGAATCCAAAACATGAAGGACAATAAAGCATGACCACGAAAACCCACAAACCAAAGGCGCCGACCAAGCCAGGCAGCCCAGACCGGCGCAAGATTGCCGACCTGGTGCTTGCTGGGATGCGCGGTGGGATGAGTACGTTCAAGAGTTGCGCGGCTGCTGGCGTGCATCACAGCACCTTTGTTGGCTGGGTCGGGGAAGACACGGAGCTGGCCAACAACTACGCACGCGCGAGGGAAGACCTGATCGAGCGCATTGCCAACGAGGTGATTGAACTGAGCGATGTTGATGTCGGCCTGCAGCCTGACGGCAAGAAAGACTGGGCGGCGGTACAGAAGCACAAGTTGCAGGTGGACACCCGCAAGTGGCTACTGTCCAAACTGGCCCCGAAGAAATACGGCGAAAAGCTGGAGTTGACTGGTGATCCAGATCGGCCACTGGCGATCCAGAAGATCGAGCGCGTGGTGGTTAAGTGACAACCCTGCGCATCGAGACCCCAGAGTGGGCGCTACCTATGCTGGAGCCTGCGCGCTACAAGGGCGCCCACGGTGGTCGTGGCTCGGGCAAGTCCCACACATTTGCCGAGATGATGATCGAGGCTCACATCCTCGACCAGACCAGCCGCAGCGTCTGCGTGCGCGAGGTCCAGAAATCACTGGCCCAGTCCGTCAAGCGGCTGCTGGAGCTGAAGATTGAGCAGATGAATGCCGGTGCCTACTTCGAGGTGCAGGAGGCCGTCATCAAGTCCAAGAAGGGCGACGGCCTGATCATCTTCCAGGGCATGCAGAACCACACAGCCGACTCGATAAAGTCGCTGGAGGGATACGACCGTGCCTGGTGCGAGGAGTCACAGAGCCTGTCGCAGCGCAGCCTGGACCTGCTGCGGCCAACCATCCGCAAGCCCGGCTCCGAGCTGTGGTTTACGTGGAACCCAAGCCAGGCCAGCGACCCGGTCGACTTCCTGCTGCGCGGTGACCAGCCGCCACCCGACGCTGTGGTGGTCGAAGTGAACTACAGCAACAACCCCTGGTTTCCCGACGTGCTGCGCTTCGAGATGGAGTACGACCTGTCCCGAGACCCGGACAAGTATGCTCACGTCTGGCGCGGCGCCTACCTGCAAAACAGCAGCGCGCGCGTCTTTCGTAACTGGCGCGTCGAGGAGTTTGAGACGCCACGGGACGCCATCCACCGGCTCGGCGCCGACTGGGGCTTTGCGTCCGACCCGACCGTGCTGGTGCGCTGCCACATCATTGGCCGCACGCTTTACATCGACGAAGAGGCCTACATGGTAGGCTGCGAGATCATCAACACGCCTGACCTGTTCATGACCGTGCCCGAGGCCGAGAAGTGGCCGATCGTGGCAGACAGTTCCCGGCCAGAGACGATCAGCCACATGCGCAAGCACGGCTTCCCCAAGATCATGGGCGCGGTCAAAGGCGCCAAGTCGGTCGAGGAGGGCGTCGAGTGGCTCAAGTCCTACGACATCGTGGTGCACCCACGCTGCACACACACTGTCGACGAGCTGATGTTCTACAGCTACAAGACCGATCCGCTGACCGGCAAGGTGCTGCCAGTGCTCCAGGATAAGAAGAATCACGTCATCGATGCGCTGAGATATGCTTGCGAGGGCGTGCGCAGGGCTGTACCCGTTGCCCGGTCCATAAACTTCACGCCATTGCCAGTAAACAGCAAATGGTGAGAAAATACTTGTAACGAGGGCGAAAATATGGCACGCATTTCCAAAGAGCAATTCCTGAGCACCCTGCACGATGATGCGCTAAAGCAATTTAACGACATCCAGACTGCCCTGCGCGACGAGCGCTTGCAGTGCCTGCAGGACCGGCGCTTTTACAGCCTGTGCGGTGCTCAGTGGGAAGGCCCACTGTGGGACCAATACGAGAACAAGCCCAAGTTCGAGGTCAACAAGATCATGCTCTCGGTGATCCGGATCGTCAACGAGTACCGTAACAACCGCATTACAGTTGACTATGTCAGCAAGGACGGCGAGAACGACAAGCTGGCCGAGACCTGCGACGGCCTGTACCGTGCCGACGAGCAGGACAGCGTGGCCGACGAGGCTTACGACAATGCCTTCGAGGAAGCAGTGGGCGGCGGCTTTGGCGCCTGGCGCCTGCGCACCGTCTACGAGGATGAGGAGGACGAGGAAAACGAATATCAGCGCATCCGCATGGAGCCGATCTTCGACGCCGACAGTTCGGTATTTTTCGACCTCAACAGCAAGCGCCAGGACAAGTCGGACGCCAAGTCCTGCTTTGTGGTCACATCGATGACCAGGGCCAGCTATAAAGAGGAATGGGGCGACGACCCGACCGACTGGCCGAAAATCATTCACCAATATGAATTTGATTGGGCAACGCCTGACGTGGTGTTCATCGCTGAATACTACAAGGTCGAGGAGGTCAACGAGACCATCCGCATCTTTCGAGCCATCGACGGCACCGAGGAGCGCTACCGCCAGATCGACTTCGACAAGGACGAGAACCTCGAAGAAACCCTGAACGCCATCGGCAGCCGCGAAGTGCGGCGACGCAAGATCAAGCGCAAGCGCGTGCACAAGTACATCATGTCCGGCGGTAAGGTGCTCGAAGACGCAGGCTACATCGCAGGCAACTGCATTCCCATCGTTCCGGTCTACGGCAAGCGCTGGTTCGTGGACAACATCGAGCGCTGCATGGGCCACGTGCGCCTGGCCAAGGATGCGCAGCGCCTGAAAAACATGCAGCTCAGCAAGCTGGGTGAGATCAGCGCGCTGTCCAGCGTCGAGAAACCCATCCTCACGCCTGAGCAGGTTTCTGGCCACCAGCTCATGTGGGCAGACGACAACCTGCGCAACTTCCCCTACCTGCTGGTGAACCCGATCACGGCACCCGACGGCAGCCAGACTGTCAGCGGCCCGGTGGCCTACACCCGCAGCGCACAGATACCGCCAGCGATGGCAGCCCTGCTGCAGATCACCGAGCAGGACATGCAGGACATCTTGGGCAGCTCGCAGCAGGCCGACAAGATGGTGAGCAACATCTCCGGCAAGGCCGTCGAGATGATCCAGACCCGCATCGACATGCAGACCTACATCTACATGAGCAACTTTGCTAAGGGCATGAAGCGCTGCGGTGAAATCTGGCTCAGCATGGCCAAGGACATCTACGTCGAAGAGGGCAGGCGCATGAAGGTGATCGGCAGGACCGAGGACGTGGACACGGTCGAGCTGATGCAGCCAATGGTGAGCGACACCGGCGAGGTGGTCATGCAGAACGACCTGAGTGGCGCCAAGTTCGACGTGGTCGTCGATGTCGGCCCATCCAGCTCCAGCAAGCGTGCGGCCACCGTTCGTGCTCTGACCGGCATGATGGCCATCACCGACGATGCGCAGACCAAGCAGGTGTTGCAGGCAATGGCCATGATGAATATGGAGGGCGAGGGCATCGGCGACGTGCGCGACTTCTTCCGTAAGCAGCTCCTGCGCATGGGCGTGGTCAAGCCGACCGAGCAAGAGGCCGAGCAGTTGATGGCCGAGCAGCAGGCACAGGGCCAGCAGCAAGACCCGAACGCCATCTTCTTGCAGGCCGCAGCCGAGGAGGCCGTGGCCAAGGCTGCCCAGGCACGCGCCAGCACAATCAAGACCGTGGCCGACGCTGGCCTGTCCAGGGCCAAGACAGCCGAGACGCTGGCCAAGACCAGCGTGCAGGAACAGAATATGGTACTGACCGAAATCGAGGCAGCCCAGCAGGCCGTCATGGGCCAAGAGGTCCAGCCTGTTGTCAGATGACAAAAAGTAAGTGAAAATGTGAGAAACGGCATCCACCCAGCCGCACCATGGGTGAGTTTGATGGGGTCAAAGATGCAAAAAGAGGCAGTATTTGCGGACGAAGAGATCGTTTTTAAGGACGAGGTCACCGAGGAAATCGACGTTGTCGATGACTCAGATCAGCCCGATGACGAGGTAGTTGTCAGCATTGGTGAGGAAGCGCCCCCCACCGAAGAGGAAGTTCGTGCGCCTGAATGGGTGCGTGAGTTGCGGAAAACGAACAGGGAAAAAGAGCGACGCATTCGTGAACTCGAAGCCAGGCTGACGGCCACTACGACTGAGAACAAGCCGGTCGTGATAATGGGTCCGAAGCCAAAACTGGAAGACCACGACTACGATGCGGATAGGTACGAGCAAGCATTGGACGCATGGCATGAGCGCAAGCGCCAGCACGACTTGGAGACCGAGACGGTCAAGAAGTCCGAGCTGCAGCAGCATCAAGCCTGGCAAGCCAAACTGGACTCCTACGGCAAGGCCAAGGCCGAGCTGAAGGTACGTGACTACGAGGATGCTGAGGAAACCGTCCAGCAGCTCTTGAACATCACCCAGCAAGGCGTCGTCTTGCAAGGCGCGGACAATCCAGCCCTGGTTATTTATGCACTCGGCAAGAACCCAAAGAAGGCCAAGGAAATTGCTGGAATCACAGACCCCGTGAAGTTTGCCTTCGCGGTAGCGAAACTGGAGAAAGAATTGAAAGTTACCAACCGCAGGGCAGCACCCGCACCAGAACGTATCGTCTCGGGAACTGGACGATCATCTGGCGCGGTGGACTCAACCCTTGATCGCCTGAGAGAAGAAGCAGCAAGGACTGGAAACATGACGAAAGTCATCCAGTACAAAGCGCAGAAACGAACAGCTTCCAAATAATTTTTTTCAATAGGAACACAAAATGTCTAATGCATTTTCCAAAGAAGAGCGCGTCGCGTTCGAGGACATCCTCGAAGGCTTCAACGACGCGCTGGTACTGTCCCGCAACGTGTCCGTCTACAACACCGACGGATCGATGATGGAACGCACCAACAACGTGATTTATCGCCCCCAGCCCTACATCGCACAGTCGTACGATGGCATGGACCAGACCGGCAACTTCACGGCCTACACCCAGCTCTCCGTCCCTGCGACGCTCGGCTTCCAAAAGTCCGTGCCGTTCATCCTGGACGCGCTCGAGCTGCGCGATGCCCTGCAAGAGGGTCGCCTGGGCGATGCTGCAAAGCAAAAGCTGGCCTCCGACATCAACATCGCCATCATGAACGTGGCCGCAGCCCAAGGCTCGCTGGTCGTGACCGTGAACACTGCTGCTGGTGACTACGACGATGTGGCATTGTGCGACTCGATCATGAACGAGCAGGGCGTCCAAGCCTTCGATCGTTACCTGGCCCTGTCCTCGCGCGACTACAACGGCATTGCAGGCAACATTGCTGGTGGAGCTGGTGGCGCATCCGTGTCCCGCAGCTTTGCTGGCAACAAGTCGAACAACGCCTTCGAGCGCAGCTACGTTGGCATGGTTGCAGGTTTCGACACCTACAAGCTGGACTACGCAAACCGTATCACGGCTCGCACTGGTGCAGACCCGACGATGAGCACCCTGGCTGCGGCTGGCAACTACTATGTGCCACAAGCAACCCAGACTGCCGCCACTGGCGAGACCCAGAACGTGGACAACCGCTTCCAGACCATCACGGTCTCCAGCACCACCGACCTGCCAGCAGGCACGCCAATCCAGATTGCTGGCGTTGAGGCCGTGCATCACATCACCAAACAAGGAACTGGTTTTTCCAAGACCTTCCGTGTGGTGCAAGTGATCAATGCCACGACCTGCGTCATCACCCCGCCGATCATCTCGGCCCAGGGTGGCACTGACGCTGAGTTGCAGTACCAAAACGTGATCGTGACTGCAGC